TGCATCGGGTGCATGGGGCATGGGCCGTGATGCGGCGGACAATCTTCCGTTACTCGGCCTCGATGTGACGTGGTTCTTCGTAGTTGATCCTGATGGCGAGTCGTCACAAAGCAAGTTTTTCCAAAGCTCGCCGTACTATACCGGACCTCAGAACGAGATCAACGGCATGCCGCATGTATCCGCGTACTGGCGGCATGAATGCCGTGATTCGGGAGACACTGCGCATACGGCGGTATCCGACATCCAATCCGGGGACGCTCCAGTCATGGGCGACATCGAACGCAACTCTGGAGACGATCTCGTCTATTTCAACAAGAACGGTGGAGCGAGTTCCGACAGTCAGGCATTCAACGCAACTGATCTTCGTACTGCTTCAGGACAGACTGCACAACTTCTTAGCTACTATGGATCGAATCTCAGTGACTCGTTATTCGGAGAGTTGATTATAGTTAACAGCATACTCTCCGCAGTTAACAAGGCAAAAATGCAGGGTTATTTAGCCCATAAGTGGGGACTTGAAGCCAATCTTCCCTCAGATCATCCATATAAGAATCATGCGCCTTGGGCATAGGAGCATACTATGGCTAAAAAGATTCTAAGTACCGATGGCGTCGTATCATTCGGGAAATTATTGGCTGCGTCAATTGTAGCAGCGTTTGTTGCTGCTTTGACACTTGCAACTTTCTACTTCACCCGTGAATCAGATCAGAATGAGCGTATCATCAAGGTAACAACTTCTTTAGATAACCATATAAAAAGTTCTGATGACACTTTTCAGAGCCTAGACAAGACTATGCGCGAGCAGCGTCAGCATAATGAGAAAATGAGTAATTCTCTTACAGAAGTAACGGCTGTTCAGCAAATCCTTAAGGATGAGGATAAGCGACTTTGCCGCAAGATTGAGGACTTAGAGAAAAAGGTTCAAGGAGAGTAAAATGGCTTTCGGAATCAAGGATGGATCTGGTAAGGGCCGTGGACGCGCGGGTGGTGGCGGTAGAAATCGTAACAAGGGGCCTTGTGCAGTAGGTGGACCCGGTAAGGGTAAGGGTGGCGGACGCGGTAAGGGTAAGAATAGATCCTAATGCACACCTTATTAGAAGAGATGGGCAAACGAATTGCATCTGGCCTCGTGAGGAAGTCTATTACGACTACTTCACGTTGGGCGGAGCAGTATCGTATCATGGGACAGCCATATCCTGGCCCTTGGAAATTTGATCACCATCCTTGGTGCCGTGAGATGCACGATTGCACCGTTGATATGGTAGGTCAGAAGGGTGCGCAGCTAGGCTTTACAGAGACGGCTTTGAATAAAGTTTTCTTCACTATAGACGTGCATGGTGGTAACGTGCTGTATATACTACCAGCTAGCACGCCGGATGCTACAGACTTCTCAACATCGCGTTTCGACCCTGCTCTGGAGGCTTCCGACCATCTTAAGAGTCTTTTCTCAGATGTTAAGAACATTGGGCACAAACGAGCAGGGCAGGCTAATCTGTTCATACGTGGTTCAAGGAGCCGCAGCCAGCTCAAGTCAATACCCGCCGGGCTCCTGATTTTTGATGAGGTTGATGAAATGGTGCAGGAAAACATTTCTCTTGCTTTCGAACGAGCTTCGGGGCAGGTAATTAAACAGAAATTCCTTTTGTCAACCCCCACAATTAATGGGTATGGTATTAATGCTTACTATCAAGATAGCACTCAGGCAGAGTTCTTTTTCCAGTGCCCTTCCTGTGGACGTTGGACACGGTGTCAGTTCCCTGAGTCTTTAGTTATAACAGCTGACTCGTTCAATGATCCTAAGATTAGAGATTCTCATCTTATTTGCCGTGAGTGTAAGGCTATATTATCACATGAGGGTAAAGTAGACTGGCTGAAAACAGGGAAATGGGTCGATGCGAAGCCTGATATGCCTTATAAGGGCTTCCATGTCTCTCAGCTCTATTCTATGACGATGACACCGGCCGAAATTGCTATAGCGTATTTGAAATCAATGACGAATGCGGCTGATGAACAGGAGTTCTACAACTCAAAACTCGGCCTCACCCACACTGTAGAGGGCGCTAAGATCACGGACGAAGATATTGATGCTTGTATCTCGGATTTCGTTATGTTTGATAGGGGTGTCAAGAGTTTCACGACGATGGGTGTGGATATTGGCAAATATCTGCACTACGAAATCGTGGAATGGCGCATCCCTCCGCATAAGCCTACTCCAGATATCAACTTGATGGCTAAGGGTCGTGTATTAAAGGTTGGAAAAGTGACGGAGTTTGGGCAACTGCATGGTTTGATGCGGCGTTTCAAGATTGGTTTCGCCGTTATTGATGCACAACCGGAACGAAGGAAGGCGCTTGAGTTTGCAGAAGTGTATGGCGGTAGGGTGAAGGTTTGTTTCTATGGTCGTGGTATCAATGGGAAGTTGATTAAGGTTCATGCTGAGACAGAACACTCTATCACCGTGGACCGTACTTCATGGCTTGATCTTTCTTTAGGGAGGTTTTTCAACAGGTCTATACGCCTCCCCAAGGATTTACCGCTTGAGTATCGTGAGCATATTAAGGCTCTGGTGCGCGTCTATAAGAAAGATCCGGATGGTAATCCTATTGGTATGTATGTTAAGGCCGATAATGATGCGGACCACTATGCACACGCACGTAACTATGCTGAGATAGCTCTGCCTTTGGGTCTATCCTTAGGTAAGTCACAGAGCATAAGGAGAGCGCCGTGAGCTTAAATGTGAAAAATATCAGGCACCCTGATTATGAATCAATGATCATCCTTTGGGGAAAGTATCGTAAAACTTTCACAGGTGGTCAATGTTTCATCAATGCCTATTTGAAGCCCTTTAGCTCTCGTGAAGATAACACGGATTTCAGTATCCGTAAGTCTTTGACCTATGCTCCAGCACATGCCAAGGCGGCTGTGATGGAGGTCAAGAATGCTATCTTCCAGCGTATGCCTGATATCAAGCGCAATGCTGGTACAAAATCGTACAAGGATGCTGTTGCTGGCCGTAATAATGGTGTTGACCGCGATGGCAATACGATGGATAGCTTCATCGGTAGAAAGGTTCTACCTGATCTCCTCTCTATTGGGAAAATAGGCATCTACATCGATAGGCCGAGGCTCCCTGAGAATGCCGATAAGCGTGATACCGACCAGAATCCTCCCTACCTTTACACTTATGCAGCGGAGGATATCCTCAGTTGGAGCATGGATGAAGATACTCAACAGTTGACGGCACTCCTTCTGTGCGACACGGTGGATGATGTTGATTTCGATACTGGCCTCGTGATAGGCACCATAACACAGTATCGCCATCTTCAACTTACTGAGGCTGGTGTAGCTGTCACTTATTATGATAAGGATGGCAAGTCTAAGGGTGGTGAAGTCATTGCCTTAACGGCGATACCTTTTGTAATCATGGAGATTTCGCACAGTCTCCTCACGGATATTGCTGACTATCAGATTGCACTTTTGAATCTTGCGTCCTCAGATATCAACTATGCAATCAAGAGCAACTACCCGTTCTATGTTGAGCAGTTTGATCCTGTATCCGATCAGGTCTATGTGCGACAGGCTTTTGATGAGTCAACATCAGATGATCCAGAAGCATCTGGCGAGGGTACGGCAGGTGAGGCTGCTGATGCGGCAACAGCCAAGAATCCCACTATCAGGGTGGGTGTTGCACAGGGTCGCCGTTATCCTAAGGACCTAGAGGCCCCTAGCTTCATTGCTCCTCCTACGCAGCCTCTCAAGGCTAGTATGGAGAAGCAGGAGCAGATGAAGACTGAGATTTTGCAACTTCTCAATTTGGCGATATCGACACTTAAGCCTACTCGGGCTTCCGCTGAGTCAAAGCGTGAAGATGCTCGCGGACTTGAAGCTGGCCTCTCATATATTGGAATGGAACTTGAGTACGGTGAACGCCAGATTCAGAAAATCTGGGCGATGTATGAGCAGGAGGATATTAATTCCTCTGTTGCCTATCCCCGGAATTACAGTCTGCGCTCAGAAGAGTCACGACGTAAGGAAGCTAAGGAGCTTCTAGATGAAATGCCCAAGCTCCCCTCCAAGATGGCACAGAAAGAGCTCGCGAAGGAAGCTGCTGAGATTCTTCTTGGGCATCGTATCAGTGATGAAGACCTAGACAAAGTGCTCAAGGAAATCGACGATGCCAAGGTCATTGTCATTGACCCCGAAGTCATTGATATGGACCTTGAGAATGGCATCGTGAGTGCTAAGACTGCAAGTGAGGCTCGACTCTATCCTGAGGGTGACGTAAAGTTAGCACAGGCTGAACAGGCCAAACGTGCAGCAGCCATCGTAACAGCACAGTCAAATACGGCTGCAAGGGGAGCCAGAGATTTAGACCCTGATCCTGATAAGTCTGGTCCCGATGAGAAAGAGGTCTCACGTAATAATGACTTAAAGGCTGAAAATCGTGACCGCACCCGCGGGAAGGGTAAATAATGAGTCAGTATGCAACTATAGCCGAAGCACAGGCTTATTTCAATGGCCGTCTCAATACGGATCCTTGGGACGATGCCACAGACGATAATAAGAATAAAGCGTTGATAATGTCAACAACGCTTATTGATCGGCTCAATTATCGAGGGGAGAAAGCTGATTCAGATCAAACGCTTCAGTTCCCGCGAGGGAATGACACAGCAGTACCGCAAGACATCAAGAATGCTTGCTCTGAGGTTGCATTAGCATTACTTGATGGGGTGGACCCGGAAATGGAGTTTGAAAACCTGAGAATGAAGTCTCAGGCCTATGGGGTTGTCCGATCTACCTATGATACCAACAGGACTCCAGAACACTACGTGGCCGGAATACCGAGCAGTCTTGCTTGGCGATTCTTGAAGCCATATTTGCGTAGTCCGTTCACTGTTGATCGTCATAGGGTGTCCTAGGAGGAATCATGTTCAAGTATCAAAAGTTTTTCAAGCCTGTTTATGAGGGCGATGGTGATGGCGCTGGTGGCGCTGGTGGCGCTGGTGGTGCTGGTGGTGCTGGTGGTGCTGGTGATGCTGGTGGTGCTGGTGGCGCTGGTGGCGCTGGTGGCGCTGGTGACGCTGGTGCTAAGACCTTTACGCAGGAGCAGGTTGACAGCATCGTGGGAAATGCTAAAAAGGCTCTTATGGAGAAGAACTCCGGCCTTATGTCTGAAATTGAAGCCCTCAATCAGAAGTCTAAACTGACCGCAGCCGAGACGAAGCGGCTGGAAGAAGCAAACGCAGAACTCAGAAAAGCGAACATGACCGCAGAACAGCTTAAAGCAGAAAATGAGAAGAAACTTAAGAATGATTTTGATGCACAGATTTCAGAACTGACAGCAGATAGGGATAAGTGGAAGAACAGTTTCACCAACTCAAGCATTGAGCGTGCTATTGTAGACGCCGCAGCAGCCAACGATGCGTTTGTCCCCGCGCAGGTCGTTGCAATATTGCAGGGTAAGACGCGCCTTGTGGAAGATACCGATGACGAAGGTAAGCCCAAGGGTGTCTACACTCCCAAGGTGACCTTTGAGGACACCGATAAGAGTGGTAAGCCGGTTACTCTTGAACTCTCCGTTAAGGATGCGGTCAAGAGGATGACTGAGATGGACAGTTACCTGAATCTGTTTAAGGGTAAGGGTTCAGGCGGTATTGGTGGATCAAACAAAGGCGGGGGTGGCAAAGGCGGAAAGATGACTCATGCTGAAGCTGCTGTCCATTTCAAGGACGATCCCGCTGGATATCAGAAGTGGCGTAAGGATAATCCTCTTTAGATTGGAATCAATGATGAGAGGTCTTAGCAAGTTTTTCAAGCCTGTCTATGCGAATGACAATGACGCGCTCATTCCTGAGTTATGGGCTCAGGAAGCTCTCATGACGCTTGACGCAAATCTTCTGGCGGCAAACCTCGTTCACCGTGATTTCGAAGATGAAATCGCTGCATACGGTGATGTGGTGAATGCTCACAGGCCAGCTGACTTCACCATGAAGCGCAAGACGGATACGGATGAGGTCACGATTCAGGATGCGACCGCAGCGAACGTGCCGGTGCCTCTCGACCAGCATCTTCACACGTCCTTCATGATCAGGGATGGTGAAGAGAGTAAGAGCTTCAAGTCTCTTCGCGATATGTACCTTGAGCGTGCACTCATGTCGATTGCTCAGGGTGTTGATCAGGTCGTGCTGTCTCAGGTGTATGAGTTCCTTGCGAACCTCAAGGGTCAGATTGGTACTTCACTTACGGGTGCATCGCTTATTTCCGTTCGTGAGGCTTTCAACACCCTTAAGGCACCCATGAGCGGTAGGAATCTTGTCCTGACTCCGGGACAGGAAGGCGATCTTCTCAATGTCGATAAGCTTATTACCGCCGACAAGGTTGGTGATGAGGGTTCGGCGCTGCGCGAGGGTTCGCTTGGTCGTAAGTATGGCATCAATATGTTCATGTCGCAGAATGCCCCGAGCATTGCGGCTGGCAACAGCACTGTGACGCCGGATGTTAATGGTGCACAGGTCGCTGGTACCACCGCGCTTGTAGTTGATGGCGGTGTTACGGTTGTGGCCGGTTCGTGGTGTACGGTTGCTGGCGATGATACTCCGCAGCTTATTACGGCTGTTGATGCTGACCCTGCCACGCAGCTGACCATTGAGCCGGGTCTGCGTCATGCGGTTGATGATGATGCGGTTGTCACTGTGTACTCGCCGGGTGCCATCGACCTTGTTGCTGGCTATGCTTCTGGTTACACGAAGGATCTGACGGTGGATGGTTTCACTGTTGCTCCTAAGAATGGTCAGCTCGTCAGCTTCAAGGCGGCGGGTGCCTATAAGTATGGCCTGCTCCCCACGCCTTCCACGACCGAAATCTTGCTTAACAGGGCGACGGATGAGGCTCTGGCGAACAATGACGTTGTTGCTATTGGTCCTAAGGGTGAGTACGGTTTCGCGTTCCACCGCGATGCCATTGCCCTCGTGACGCGGCCTCTCGCTCTTCCGATGCCTGGGACTGGTGCTGCGGCGGCGGTTGCCAGTGGTGGCGGGCTGTCTGTGCGTGTTGTCATCACTTATGATGGTACTAAGCAGGGCCATCTGGTGACGGTTGATATCCTGTGCGGCGTGAAGACTCTTAACACGTCGCTTGGTGTGCCGCTCATTTCGTAAGGAGGCTATGGTGGGTGGGGACTCCGGTCCCCACCCATTAGGAGTTGCCCTGTTTCGCAAGGAACTATGACTAATGTTCGATAACCTATTACGGCAGATTAAGATAATCGTCTACAAACTCAAGCGACAGTTCGGTTGCTCTGTCACTGTGGTCAGAATATCTAATCTTGTAAATAATGTCGAGACAGGGAAGATGACGTTTGACAAGCAGGAAATTGTAGTAAGACGCGGAATTGTTGGGCCCGCGAAATTATTGCGGGATTTCGTATATGACCTATCGTTCATTGCTGCTAATAAGAATTTCACTTACGGTGGTTATTTTGATGCCAGCGATAGGGCACTGATTCTTGACAGCAAAGATTTACCTAGTGGTTTCGAGCCTAACTTGGATGACTATGCGCTTGTCGACGAAGTGCATTATGCTTTCAAAGAGGTTCATCCACTTGCTAAAAAGTATGCCTGGGGTATGATACTTAAGCAGGTGGATGCTATCCCTACTGAGAGTTAGGGTGGGCAATGCCTTTAGACCAGAATCTTCCTAGATGGATATTTGCTTCAGTATCGAAGCACTTTAATGCCAGGCGTCAAGGCATCCCTATGTTTATTGAGGGCCAGCTTCGTAAAACACGAACTGAGGAAGATTTCATAGAGCTTCGTGTTGATGGCCCCTATTATACAGAAATCAGTAAGGGTTTTTGGGATGTGTATATTGAAATCAATGTTCTAGTACAAGCGGCACAGGATCAAGCCGACTATCATCGTATCCACAAGTCGGTTGGTGTTGTAGCCGCAGCATTTACTCAGGCTATTTCAATCTTCAAGTTGGGCGATAACGTAGGCGATGACGATTCGCTCGTGGCTTGTCTGAAACTCCTCGGGGACAAGGAGAAGCGAGATCGCATTCAGATAAGTCATTTCGGGCAAGTCGAGCCGGAAACTGGTATTTTTCAAGCTACGGTTGAGGCTCACTATGAAGCACAAATACGTGAATAGGAGGCAGTAATGAGACTCAAGGGAATTGTGGGTGAGATTTTCGAGCCCACTTACGCTCAGATTGACCTCAAGAATGCGACCCTTCGCATTAAGGATCGCGCTGGTACGAACCAGAATTCTATTGAGGTCACCATCGGTGAAGGTAATCTTACCTACACTGAACGTCGGAACATGGATTACACGCTTGACCGCGGGATTTTGGATGAAGTCCGCGAGGGCGATGAAGTCCCCATGGATGTCTCGCTTGACTTTGTGTGGGAGTACATCACTGGTGGTACGGCGACGGGTGCTGTGCCTACGGTCGAGGATGCTCTCAAGCAGATCAACGCGGCGGCAGCATGGGTATCAACGGACTCGGATGCTTGTCGTCCGTATGCTGTTGATATCGAGATTGAGTATGCACCGACACCAGCAGCTTGTGGTGATAAGGAAGTTATCCTCCTTGAGGACTTCCGCTACGAGGAGTTGGCGCATGACCTTCGGGCTGGCACTGTTGCTGTCAGCGGACGCTGCAACAAGAAGACCGCGACTGTGACAAGGAGTGCGCAGTCGTAATATTTCTAAACACCGTACCTACCGGGTAAAGTAGGGGAGAACTAAAATGAAGATCGCAGGCAAGGTATTGGATGGTCCTCGTGAGGAAGTCATTGTTTTCCCTCGTGGTGAGGACGAAATTGTATTTAGGGCGAGGGCGGTTCTTGATTTCAATGATTTCGAGAAACTTTGTACTCCGCCTGAGCCACCCAAGAAGTTAGTACCCGGCGGTGCAGAGATAGCCAATCCTGATGATAAGAAGTACCTTGAGGCTCTGGATGTTTTTGCCGCCAAGAAGTCTTCTTGGATGATTCTTAAGTCACTGGAAGCCACTGAGGGTCTCGAGTGGGATACAGTGAATATGGACGATCCAGATACATGGGATAATTTCCGTGAGGATTTGAAGAACTCTGGATTCTCATTTGCGGAAGTTGCTCTCATTATGCAGACAGTCTCTACTGCCTGTGGTCTGAATCAGTCGAAGATTGAAGAAGCGACCAAGCGTTTTTTAGCTGGTCAGGCGGAAGCGCCAGAAAGCGTATAATTCCAAGATTTCGTACTGAGGAATATGCAATCTGGCGGGCCTGTGAAAGACTCCGAATAAGGCCTCCTGACGTTAAGGAGAAGTGGGATGAAAACAGTAGCTGGATACAAGCTATGGTCATCGCCTATAGCCAAGTTCGAGAGTATGAAGACGGCGAAGAGTACAAGGGTCTTCTACAGGCTGGTGGCCTCAGAATCAAGTAGGGAGGGGCTTTGCCCCTCCCTACTTGGGAGGCTCTAATGTTTAGTTTTGAAATCAGAAGTGGTATATTAAGTGCCGGACGACGTAATATATCAACTGTTTTGAAAAGATACCACGACCGTTTGAAGCGGTTATGGCGTGATAGTGTGAAGGCTTTTATCCTAGCAACTGTGGATGTCATGAAGATTGACACTGGTATGTCAGTTGCTTCATTGGCACCACTAGCTGCTAAGGTAAGACTCAAGACACTGATTCTAGAAACAGCACGCGGGAGAGGTCCACGCAGAGGATTAACGAATCTCGACGGTTCCTATGAACCAACGCGCTATAAGTCGAAGGCAGAAGGTCAGCGACTTGGACAAACTGCCTATACACTTTCGTTTGGGACGCCGCAGGCACCTAGCTTGGAGTTTCGTTTCGATATTGTGGTGTTCCAGCATCAGTTCCATGAACCGACGTGGCAGAGCCTTCGTAAAGGTGAACAGGCTTTTGTTGATTATTTTGAGAAGAATTTTGATGCCTATATCAATGCGGACGATCTTGTCCGTTATTTAATGATAGGAAAATAGAATGGCCGATATTGACATTAGAGGTCGTGATCAAAACGCAACACGCTTGCTCCGTGAAATGGCGGCCTTAGCGGAACAAGTAGGTGTTAAGTTTTCTGATCTTAAACAAATTATGTCAGAAATGGATAATCAAGGTCGCCAGACGGCTGCGACTTTAAAAGGTATTGATGAAGCTGGCCGGCGTGTTACTGTTACTATCACTGGCTTAACAGCAGCTAAGGATAAGTTTCGTGTAAGGACAACAGAATCAACAACCGCCCTCAAGGATGAGAACAAAGCGCTTTCTGACCAAGAGCTGATAATGAAGCAGCTTGC